GTACCAAGGATGGAGGTTATCCAGTGCACATCAGTTTTATGCAACTGAGAAATTGGATGGCTGTTCATCAACCTTTTACGTAAAGGACGGCGAGTTTGGAGTCTGCTCAAGAAACTTGGAGTTAGCAGAGCCCGAGGAATTCGTTCCTGGGATGGTCATGTGCGAAGACGGAATCGAACGACCAAAGCAGGAAAACACTTTCTGGAAAGTTGCTCGCGAAATGGGAATCAAAGAAAAACTATTGGCAACCGGCCGCAACCTCTGCGTCCAAGGAGAGCTGATTGGTGAAGGAATCCAAAAGAATCCTTACAAGATCAAAGGCCATACCGTTCGTTTCTATAATGCATTTGACATTGATACACAGGAAAGACTACATCTTCACGAGTTTATGAAGCTCATCGAAAGTCTTGGATTTGAAACGGTTCCTATCTTGGGAATTGAATTTATGCTTCCTGATACCGTCGAAGAACTCTTAAAACAAGCGGAAGGAAAGTCCGTGCTTAACCCAAACACAGAACGCGAAGGTGTCGTTATACGTAGCATGGACACCAAGATCTCTTTCAAAGCAATCAGCAACAAGTTCTTACTCAAAAACGAAGAATGACGGAAGATACGATAGAACAGCACAACAAGGAGAAAACCGTTGAAGAACAGGCAATGGACTTGCTGAAAGATAAGTGGAGCCATCTATTCACATTTGGCTATCCAAGCAAACCCTATCCAACCAATTTTGAAAATGATCTCAACTGTGTAATGTTAGGTCTTCTAAAAGCTAATGTTGAGGAGGGACGAAAGCAAGCAAAGCTTGAAGTTCTAAATGAATTGCGAACTTACTTTGATGTATCAAAGCTTGATGACCGCGAACAGAGGCATCACATAAGATTCACATCCATCATAGTTGATATGATGACAAAGATAAAAGCAAACAAATGAAAGACGAACAATGAGCGAATTCAACATGCAATTTCCAAAAGTCAAAAACATTGCGGCAACTATGATTGCCGACCAAATCACAAGCGTCCAACCAGCGGTAGGACCACCACCAATCCGAACCTACAAAGATCACATGGGCAACGATGTATCGGAATGGGAAAGTGGTGGTCGAACCATTCACAGCTACTCGTCCACTCATCTGTACGGCGATTACGGACATTCATTCGGTCTAGGATTCTTTGTAGTAGACGAAAACGGTGTAATGGTATTTGCCGGTGAAGAACGCTACAACGAACTAGTAGAAAAGTGTCGACCTTACTGGCAAGTTCTTAAAGGTCTGCAGGAAAGGTTCCCTGGCTACCGTGTGGAACCCAGCCGAGGCGAAAGGTTATCCGTCAACGACAAGATCATCAAAGGCATCAGCTTCTATCCAGGAATGCTGCGGAAGACCGATGACAAACACGTTCAAGAATCTATTGATGTAATTGCAAACGAGATTCAAATCGATATTGATCGGGGAAGAATCGTAAAAGGAGAATACGGAATATGATATTAGGAACATACGATGAAACGTACGGTGAGCTATTAGAGGATCAGTGGTTACTGAAACTGCGAGAAGACAAAGTTTGGAACCCAGAGAAACGGATCTGGGAAGAAGGCCTACAGAAAACTGGCTTTCTTTCCAAGCTTACCAAGAAAGGAGAATTACCAAAGTCTTTTGAAAGCTGGGGCGGTTCTCATTACGGAGAGAGTGGGCATAGTTTGCCAATATATGTCTTTCAAGAAAACTATCGAACAGGATGGAAACTCATCTCATGGCGTTTCGGCAAGTCCCAGAACTGGGCACGAATGAAACACCCCGAAGGCTTCATTGTAGAAATCTATTTGGATAACTTTCTTGATGTTGTTAAAGAAACAGCAATGGACCAAGGAGAAATCTTGGATGAATACAAATGGGTTGACAATAAATTAGTAATGAAATGAAAGATGCATTAGGAAAAGACCTGGTCGTAGGTCAAACATACGGGTATTCCCGTTCTGACAACGGAATCACTACCGTCAAGATTGGCAAGCTGGTCAAGATCGGCGTGTGGATGGTCTCCTTAGAAGTCCAAGAGGCCAAACGAGCAGCTTACACCAATGATCTGGAAACACGCGGTTTCACTAACAAGATCATCAGCGTCAAAGCAAACGGCCTTTTTCCAGTTGATGACTATCGCTTAGGCGATAAAGTGACAACTGAGTACTATGATCACGGAGAAAAGTTTGGGGTAGTAGGAATTCGTGAGAACGAACTGGAACTTCGTAGCGACTGGAGCGGCGGTACTCACAATGTTGACCAAACAAGTTGGTACCCAAAAGACAAGTGTAAGAAGTTGTAAATTGTTAATAACTTTTAGGCAAAACATTTCCTAGTTTGAATCTCTTTGGTTAATTTTACTATACAAAAAACAATAACATGGCAAACGTATCAATGCTCAATCTGGCTTACCCAGAAAATTCACAGATTCCATTCACAATCAATCGGTTTCCCGATGGCCAGCAATCCATTACACTGGATCAACCTGGATTTTTGCAAAGCGTCGCTGTAAAGATCTACAGCCGTCTCAATGATTTCCGTGACTTGGAACTTATCATCTGTGCAAACCAGGCACTTCGAAACAACGGAGCTTCTCAAGTCTTCCTATACACACCGTACTTCATGGGTGCTCGTTCTGACCGCCGCTTTACGCCTGGCGATGTCAACTACTTAAAGCAGGTAATCTGCCCCATCATCAATGCTCAAAAGTTCGATGCTGTGATTGTACTGGATCCACACTCTGACGTGTTGGAAGCCTGCCTCGACAATTATGAAAAGATCGACAATCACAGGATCGTCAAGGGTGCTTTGGAATCCATCGACAACAAGGACGGTGCACAAGACCGCGTCGTCCTGGTATCACCCGACGCAGGCGCCTACAAGAAAATCTTCGATGTGGCTCAGAAGTTTAAGATTGAAAAGATCATCACCGCTAACAAGGTGCGCGACATTAAGACTGGAAAGATACTTCGTACAGAGATTCCCACGCTGGACCAACACAACGACTTGAAATATGTCATCGTCGACGACATCTGCGACGGCGGTCGGACTTTCGTGGAACTTGCCAAGGCGATTCACGACAGCCGCCCTACGGCTAAGGTCTACCTGGTAGTCACTCACGGAATCTTTTCCGCTGGCTTTGGAGAACTCAACAACCATTTCCCTCAAATCTTTTGCACAAACTCTGTAAAGGATGTAGACAATTCACAAGTAACTCAAATCAACGTATTCTAACACCAAACAAATAACTAAACAATCAAACCAATGCTAACACAAATTCTAACAGTAGCCGCATACGCGGTACCCGCCGTAATTGGCATCTTCGTTCTCATCTATGTACTTTCGCTGAGGCGAATCGTACCCACTAACGTGGTTCACATCGTTCAAAGAGGCAACCAAACGGTTTCCTATGGAACAAAGAAATCTTCTAACGTCTACTATGAATGGCCAAGCTGGCTTCCTAAGCTGGGTGTAACTGTTCGAGTTCTTCCAGTATCAAACTTCGACATTGAACTAAAACGATACGAGGCTTATGATAAAGACCGGGTTCCGTTCGTCGTAGATGTCAAAGCATTCTTCCACATATCAGACACTAACGTTGCTGCTGAGAAAGTGGAATCCTTCGAAGAACTCAAGGGACAGCTCGAAAACGTCGTGCAAGGCGCAGTTCGCTCGATTCTTGCCAAATCCAAATTGGAAGAAATCATGGAAGAGCGCTCGGTATTCGGAAAGCAATTTACGGAAGCGGTCAACGTCGACCTCAAAAACTGGGGTGTTGAAGCAATCAAGAGCATTGAGCTGATGGATGTCAGGGACGCCGATGGTTCTCAAGTCATCCACCAAATCATGGCCAAACGAATGTCTGCTATCGACATGGAGTCTCGCACCGAGGTTGCAAAAAACCAGAAGATGGCTAAGCAGGCTGAACTAGAGGCCAAAAAAGAAATTGATGTAACTGCAGCCCAAACGGAAAAAATTGCCGGTGAAGCACAAGCACAATCACAGCAAGCAATCGGAATCGCCAAAGCGGAATCTATGAAGAAGACTGGTATTGCTGAGCAGGAATCTATATCCGATATTGCAAAGGCAGAACGGTCTACGGCTGAACAGCAAATGGAAGTTGTAAAAATCAATCAAATCAAACAGGCAGAAATCGACAGGGAACGAGCCATCATTGCAGCAGAACAGGAAAAGCAAAAGATGGAAATTCAAGCGCAAGCCGATAAGTTCCGTGTAGAAACCGAAGCCGCTGCTATCTTGGAAGCTAAACGCAAAGAGGCAGAAGCGGTTAAGACTGTGGGATCTGCCGAGGCTGAAGTTATCATGGCAAAAGGGGTATCTGAAGCGGAATCTCGAAAAGCAATGGAACTAGCTGGCGTAACTGCACAAACCACTCTGGCAAAAGAGATTGGAGAAAACAAGCCTTATCAGGAATACTTGATCAAAATTAAAGAGGTTGAAGTAAGCCAAGTAATCGGAGTTGCTCAATACGAATCGATAGCAAAAGCACTCGCTGCCGCGGATTTGAAACTGCTGGTCAACAGCGGGGATGTTCACTCAGGGATTGGAAAACTTTCTGACCTGTTTACTTCCAAAGGTGCATCACAACTGAACGGCCTTATCGAAGGACTAAAACAAACTGATGAAGGTAAAAACCTGATGTCAATGCTGAACTCCATTACTGGCGCAAAAACTGACCAGTCATCTAACTAACAAAAAGGGGCTTCGGCCCCCTTTTTTTACTTTGCCAAAACTATTGAAAACCAAAGAATATAACTAAATATGAACATATACCACATACTAATCATCGGCGGTCATACCCACTGGAGAGAAGAAGTAAAGGCAGATAGTTTTCACACGACCACAAACAATAACACATCATCGGGCTACTATGCATTCTATGCAAATGGCGAATTGGTGGCGTGCTACCCAGTCGACAGAACAGCAATAACCAGCATTGAAATACCATGATCAACTACATCGACGGAGACTTAATCAAACTCGCAAAAGAAGCAAAGTTTGATGTGATAGTACACGGCTGTAATTGCCATAGCAAAATGGGCGCAGGAATTGCTCCACAAATGGCAGAGGCTTTTGGCTGTGACAGATTTGAAATGGAACTCTGGGGTTCTGATGTAAATAAGCTAGGCAACATTGACTATCAAACTTTTGTTCTAGGAGAAAAGACAATCTTTTCTCTATCAGATCTCAAGAATAATCGCAATGAGCCCCAACTAACTGTGGTCAACGCGTATACACAATTCAATTACGGAAGAAACCACACGGATGGTGATCTTCGCCCATTCGATTATGAGGCATTCACAATTTGTATGCGCAAGTTAAACATTGAGTTTGCTGGTAAGCACATCGGAATGCCAAAGATCGGTGCTGGTCTTGCGGGCGGAAACTGGAATCGCATAGAACATATCATCAATGTTGAACTCAAAGACTGTCAAGTCACAATCGTAAACTACAAACCATAAACATGGCAATAGGACCAAATCAATTAAATGAAAACTTCATGGCTGAAGTGGACTTCTTTGAAGGAAAGATCGACCGAGCGCTGGCAAACAAAAAAGTTGCTCCAAAATCATCGATTAACGTAGATGTACCAACTGGCATGTCATATTCACACTACCAGATCCTAAAAGAGAGGTACATTAAAGCAGGGTGGACTGACGTTAAATGGCACAGCGATCAAAGAGAAGGTTGCTGGCTATCTTTTTCTTTGAACGTGTCGACGCATTCATCAGATTGGAGAGACCTCTAATTCGCAATCACAAACTACAAACCATGAAATACGAACATTTTAGAAACATTGTACACGAAGCCATCGACCGTTTTGGCGTAATGCAAATTGGCGGAGAAGGCGGTGAAGTCAACCACCAAGCAGCTACCGAGTGGTTAGAAAGAAACTATCCAGAGAATCAGGTCAACGCCGATCTTGATGCAAGAGACCAACTTATCCAACTTTACGAATCACAGATCATGGACTTGACGCTCATGTCAAAGATCGAACTCGGTGATGATGTAATTGAAGAAATCCACAGACTAAAAACCACCATAAATGAATAGAACATATCGAATGTATGGGTTCGTCCCCTACAACCTCAGCCCAATCCAACAGGGAATCCAGTTTGGCCATGCTGTTCAGGAGTACAACAACTTGATGATGGCTCTTAGCACAGAGGTAAAAGCCAACAACTTGATGATGGTTCTTAGCACAGAGGTAAAAGCTGCTGAGCGAGCTGCCTTTGATGCATGGCGCAAGTGCGACAAGACTTTCATTATCCTCAATGGAGGCACTACAAACTCCAACCCAGAGCGCATTGGCACTCTGAACAAGACCTTAATAGAACTCACCGATGCGGGTGTATTGTGCGCCTCTTTTCGGGAGCCTGACTTGGGCGACCAGCTGACTGCATTCGTCTTCATCGTCGACGACCGGGCGTTTGACAGGGAAACGTGGCCCAATTATGATGGTCCTTGGTACTCCAGCGGACAGCCTGAGGCTACCGCATACTGGCATTGGAAAATGAAATTTGCAGAAACAGAAACAGAAACAGAAAAAGAGGCAGACCAGATCGTCTTCCTCCGTGACTACCTAAGAAACTTCAAACTTGCATAACATGAAAATCATCAAACCAACAACAGAAGACCAAGCGCCCGAGGCCAATACACCGACGGTGTTCCTGGCCGGCTCCATCGAGGTGGGCGCCGCTGAGGACTGGCAGGTCGAGCTGCCTAAGCGTTTTGAGAACGAACGCGTCACCTTTTTCAACCCTCGCCGAGACGAGTGGGACTCTTCCTGGAAACAGGAGCAAAGCAATCCGCAGTTCAACTATCAGGTAAACTGGGAAATGAACAAACTGGAAGAATGCGACATCATCTTCATGTACTTCTCTCCAGGAACACAAAGCCCGATTTCTCTGCTGGAATTAGGAATGCATTGCGATGATCGCAAGATGATCGTCTGCTGCCCAGATGGTTTTTGGCGGAAAGGCAACGTAGAGATCGTCTGCACTCGTCACAACATTCCGCTGTTCAACACAATGGAAGAAGCCATCGGCGCTCTCCGCACAAAGGTCATAAAAAAGGACCGTGGCTACATGTGGTAGAAAAATGTTAATAACTTTATGCCAAAAAGTTTTCTAATGTGGATCTTTTTGGTTTTATACTACACAAACAAAAAATACAATACAAAAAATAAAAAATATGAATCCACTCTTTCTCACAGACGGCTACAAGACTGGCCACCACCAACAGTACCCAAAGGGAACCACAAAAGTTTACTCAAACTTCACCCCTCGTTCCAACAAGTACGCGCCGAAAGGTTGCGACCAGGTCGTTTCATTCGGCCAACAGATGGTCATGCAACAAATTCACGAAGCGTTCCAACGAGACTTCTTCTCACAGCCCAAGGACATCGTCTGTGGGCAAATGAAGGAAGAACTCACAATGTACCTGGGAATGGACTACGATGTATCTCACTTTGAAGCTTTGCACGATTTAGGTTACTTGCCTATCGTCGTCAAAGCACTTCCCGAAGGTACGCTGGTTCCTATCAAGGTTCCGGTACTTACGATCTACAACACGCATCCAGATTTCTACTGGTTGACCAACTACTTAGAGACAATCTTGTCGAACTTGTTATGGAAACCGATGACTTCTGCAACAATCGCTCACCAGTACCGCAAAGTTCTGACCAAGTGGATGGAAAAGACCGACCCTGCAAACGCATGGTTTATCGACTGGCAAGGACATGACTTCTCGATGCGCGGTATGGACTCTGCCGAGGCGGTAGTCTCTTCCGGCTTAGGACACCTCACATCTTTCTCTGGTACCGACTCGCTGCCCGCGATCTACGGTGCCCGTAAGCACTACGGTGCTGAAGGATTCGTCGCTGGTTCGGTTCCTGCGACTGAGCACTCGGTAATGTGCGCCGGCGGTAAAGAGGATGAGGAATCGACCTTCCGCCGTCTCTTGGAAACATACCCCAAAGGAATCCTCTCAGTAGTATCTGACACCTGGGATCTCTGGAAAGTCTGTACTCAACACGTCGTAGCCTTGAAAGAAGAAATCTTAGCTCGTGATGGTAAGTTGGTTATTCGTCCTGACTCTGGCGATCCTGTTGAAATTCTTTGTGGATTGGATGAAGTAAGAATGAACGCAGAAGGATTGGTACCTGAATCGCCAGCATCTAAAGGTGTAATTGAACTTCTTTGGGATGTATTTGGTGGAACAGTAAATGAACAAGGTTACAAAGTTCTCGACCCACACATCGGAGCAATCTATGGCGATAGCATTACAATCGACCGCGCTGAAGAAATCTGCCGCCGTCTAGAAGCCAAAGGATTCGCTTCAACCAACGTGGTACTTGGCATCGGATCATTCACATACCAGTTCAACACTCGCGATACTTTCGGATTCGCGATGAAAGCAACATACTGCGAGATCAACGGGGTAGGCCAAGAAATCTTCAAGGATCCTATCACCGACGATGGTACCAAGAAATCTGCAACCGGCTTGCTTTGTGTAGAAGAACACGACGGTCAAATCGGCCTGCACGACAAAGTATCTTGGGCCACCGAAGGCACCGGCTTACTTCAGTTAATCTACATGAACGGTGAAGTCTACAACACCACAACACTAAGCGAGATCCGCGAGAAATTAAAAAAGAACATCTAATGGAAATCAAAGACAAAATATCACTCGTAGGTGGCCTAATGGAAACGGCCGCCTACGTTTCTATGGAAATGCCATCAGGAATCGTTACGTATCTTGACATCGAGAACACAGGAAAACCCGAGAAACTTTCTCCCGGCGAACTTCCGACGGAAGTCGTCCCATTAGGTGTTAAAACAAAAGTCATAGAGTCTGAAACGCGTGTGCGTTCGGCAAAAATACCTATGGAAGTTTTCGCTGACTTATCGGCCATCACAAGGATAAGTCCTCTTGCGGAAACTGAAAGGGGTCTTTACAATGAAATGAAAACCGAAACCCAAATGCGATTGTATAAAAAGTACAAAAGTCTTGGCGAAATTTCGGCCGAATCTCAAAAGTCTAAATGGACCAAATGGGTAGAAAAACTCTTTAAGACTTCGTTCCCTACGTATACACCGAACCTCGCAACACATTTAGCAAAGCGATCAAACCAAATCGCGCATAAGACTCGAAGAGGACCCGCGAACTTTGTGATCGTCAATCCCACGATGGCGTGGGAGCTCGAAAAGTCGAACGCTTACGAGTTTGCCAAGATCGATACATCGCTATCTCACGGTTTCGACAGAGTAGGTTACTTAATGGGAATCGTGGTCTATGTGAATCGTTTCCAAAGTGTTCACGACAACACGGTGATCATCGGAAGATCGACTAAAGCCAGCAATGAGCCCGGAGTTTATTTCTGTGAATACACAAACGAGTTCTTAAGTATGGAAGATACCATAGAACGAGTAGTTAGGGTTCAACTTCGCTCAAGAAACGCTTGTGTTGAGGTAGGAAACAGTGTTTCTGACGGTTACATTACAGAAAACATCATTGTAGGAAAAACTCCTTGGTGGAGAAGAATGCTTGGATTACGTTAAAGAACACCCGATGAAAATCTAAGACTGTCTGCTCAGTAGAAACTTTAATTGCTAATTGTCAATAACTTTTTTGGAAATTTGTTTTCTACTATCGATATTTTGGTTATATTTACACTATACAAAAAAAAATCAAACATATGAGCAACCTAGATTACAGCAAAATCAGCAACCTGGAGTTCGATGGGATCGACCACGAAGACTACCCTGACTATTGCGATGCCTACATCACAAACGCCGACTACGACGGCAAACCAATGACCGAAGAACAGTTGGAAGAAATCAACCAAGACGGAGATTTTGTTTACGAATCTTTAATGAACTATCTGTTCTGATTCGGAGTACAAAGAAACCTACAAACATGGAAAAGATATCAAAAGTAATTCACGCGGGGATCAGCATCATCGAAAAAACCGTGGAGGGCGTAAAGGTAAAAGTCTTGAGCCAGGAAATGAGAAGGTCGGAACCAAGTGAGCACTGCCCTCTTGGGCAGCTTGGTGCTGAAGTAGAATTCAGCTGGGAAATCGGTGAAGAGAACGTCCAGAAAGTTAAGACGTTCCTGACTTGCCAACTCTGTGAAGACATGATGAACCCATTAGGCAATCTTGTTGCCGAAGAAATCGTCTTTGCATTGTACAGGGACATCTTTAAGAAAATGGAAAAAGAGCTTGATTTGTAAAACAATATGAAAAGACTAAATGATTTTTTTGAAAAAGCTCCTTTATGGCAAATCTTCATCTTTGGATGGATATTCCTTGGGGGATTTACGGCCATCTTATTCTATGGTTCTCAATTCATA